ATATCTGGTCGCGCCTTTTCAGCACACAGACCAGAGAAACCGGCCAGAACGGGCCGGGGAGTCGTCCTATGAACCGAGGCGCGTGACGATGGGCTGGGTGACGTTGCACTTGCCGTTAATGGAGATCGTGGCGTCCTTGAAGTTCACCTCGCGCTGCTCCGAGCGGAAGTCGGGGAAGAGCGTGCTTTCGCTCTCGGCGGTAGAACAGGGCGGAACCTGCTGGACCTCGATGGCCACGGCGTAGGGTTCGCAGGGGTCTTTGGAGTAGGTGATCCACTCCGAGGCCCCGTTGATCCCCTTCAGCGCGTCCATCGGCGTGATCTCCTCGCTGGTGCCGGTGGTGATGAACTCGTACACGCTGTCCCACTTCACGTCCAGCGGCACGTCCTTGCCTTCCTTCACCGTGTCCAGGTTGTCCCGGTCGAGCAGGTAGGTGTAATCGCTCTTCTCGGTGTAAGTGATGTTCCCCTCGCCGATCTTCACTTCGAGTTGCTGCGAGAGGAAAGTGATGGCCGCATCCACGGCATAGGTGCCGGCCCCGAGGGCGGGCGAGAACGCGATGTCCGTCGTCACGTCCGGGTTGGTCCCATCCTGGGTCCGCGCCGTGACGACGTGGACCGTGGCCGCCGTCTCTCCGGCGATGGTGAAACGCGCGCCGATGGGGACCTTTTGGGTTTTTCCGCCAACGGCTGTGGGGATGCTCGTGCTGGACACCTTGCAGCCGGTGTCGCCCACGGCCACCGCCGCCTTGTCCGGCGAGACGGTCTTGTTGCCAAGCGCCGTGCAAGGATAGGTGTCGGGGTGCGCCCCCAACCCGTCCTTGATGTACACGGTACAGTCACGAAGCTCGATGCGTGCCATTTTCGGTATCTCCTCGTTTATTGGTTGGTGAAAAATTCCATCCGGTAGCGGGCGTCCACCATCGACTGCTTAAGCCGGTCGGTCGGATCGACCTGACCAAAGTGCAGAACGCGGATGGCGTCGTTGCGGCCTTGGACCGGCTTGAGGCAGCCGACCAGCGCGTGCTCGTCATCGCCGGGTTGGTTTCCGTACTGATAGACGGCGATGGGTCCATCCATTGCCCCTTGGAATACGCCCATCTTCTGGATAATGGCGTACTGATTCTTCTGCTCTTCGTAGTGGCTGACGAACAGCACGTTCACCACGACTTCGACGTAGAAGTAGTTGTGGCTGGCTTCCCTGGTGAACGGGCCGGTGATGCGGATTTCACAGCGATCCGGTGCCTCCGTGAACTCGGTGGTCCGGTCGTCCAGACCTTCGACAATGGCGGCTATCCCCGCCTCCCGAGCGACTTTCTCCAAGTAGGTGGCCACCGAGGCAAATACCCAGCGCGCCCAATTGGGATTGGTGGACATGGCTCAACCTCCCGCCCCGGCTTGAGCGTCCAGCGCCAGCGCATCGGCGGCCGAGAGATCGACGATCGACCCGGCCACGCCGGGGGACTCGGCCGGCAGTTCCTTGCCGGTTACGAGGTACGCCGCATCGAATTCGTACTCCTCGTAGTTCTCAATGGCGTACTTGCGGCCGTTGTAGCCCACCCAGTCGGTCTTGTGCAGCACGAGATTGGGGCAGTCGCGGCGCTCGATGATGAACAACCGCTGGCCCGTCTCGAAGCCGCCGCCCGCCCCGGTGAGCATCTGCTTGTTCGCGGAGATCAGCGCGACGGTGTGCTTCACTTCGGCGCTAATCTTCACCGGCAAAATGACGGCCCGCTGAATGCGGGTCGCCGTCTTCGTGCGGGCCACCTCGCCGGTCTTCGTGTCCGTTGTCACTACGCCGTTCTGATAAACGACAATGCTGCCGCCGTACTGCCGCTTGAGCGCGTAGAGCACCCGACGAATCTGTTGGTTCAAGCCGTAGCTGGCAGGGTACGTCACGGCGTCAGCCTCGCTTCCGCTGTTCCGCGCAGGTGGGTCGCCACGGGCAATCGAAACGCTCGTCCAGGGCCTTCTCCAATCGCTCCATCATCAAAGTGTTCTGGGCGATCACGTCAGCGCAACGCGCGACAAGAGGCATTAGCACGTTCCGCTGCTCGTCTTCCAACTTCACGATCCGTTTGCTCATGCGGCCCTCGCGGACCCAGCCTTGCCAAAGAAGGAAGGCCATGACCAGGACCAGCGGCCCATACTGCTTGAGTAGGGCGAGCAGGGCCACCCCATCGGCGAACGTGTCGCCTGCTTGGGCAAAGAGTAGAAAATCCATGAGGCATCTCCGTCCGCCCGGAGGCGCTGTTGGTGGTAGAGAGGCCGCCCGCCCAGGCGCTAACCTGGACGGGCGACCTTTACAGTAGCTCGCTACCGACAGGATTAGCCGAGCATGGCCACGCAGGAACCGTGCTGGAGGACCGCCACACCCGCGAGGATGTCGCAGTTCACCACGGTGCCGCCCGCGTTGATGTCGTACTGCATACAGACGCGCATCCCGATGCCGTTGTGGGGGACCACGGCGGCCATCACGCCCATCCGGCTGTCCGGCAGGGCCAGCGGCCGGGTGACGAGGGCCAGGGAGTCCCGATGGAAGGCCAGGTTCATCGAGCCGGTCGGGCCGGGGAACGCCGGGTCGGCGGCGGTGACGGCCAGTTCCAGCGGCCGGTCCAGCGCGACCGCGCAGGTCGTGCCGGCATCCTCCGACTCGATGATGGTGTAGACCTTGCGGCCCGCGCCGGTGCCGAAGGCGAGCAACTGCCCGACTTGCGGGGCCTTGCCGGCGGTGTACCCGCTCAGCGTGAGGGCCTGGCTGTAGCCGGCAACGTAGCTGGCAGCGGCGGCGCACTTCTTATAGTGCGTCACGACCGCCGCATCCGTCACGCCGTACTTCAGCGGCTCGTTGAGCACAATCGCGCCGGTGGTGGCGTCGGCCATCCAGGTCGGCTGGTCGTTGCCGGCCACGTTGACGAACTCACCGGCCGTGCCGGTGATGGTGACGTTCAGCGCCCCGGCATAGCCGGCCGCCTCCGCCCCGGTGAGGGCGAGCGGTTCGCTGTCGGCGCTCGACGGGCAGTTGACGTTCTGGCACATGAAGGTGTCGAAGCCGAGGATCGTACCCAGCGTGGCGGTCGTCAAGGCCGCGCCACCATCGCCGCGCTTCTGGGCGGCGACGAACAGTTCGGTCTTGAGCATCGCGGTTTCCGCCGTGGGGGACATGACCAGCCGGCGGCCGTCCAGCGGGGCCTTGTTGACGTTCAGCACCTCGCGGGCGTCCAGCACGTAGTCCTTGGCATTCGTCTCGTCCAGGCAGCCCAGCCGGCCAATGCGGTTCTGGGGGCCGCCCAGGAAAGCATGGATGCGACCCAAGAGGCAGCGGTCCACGCCACGAGCAATGGACAGCATCGCCGGGTGGAGGTAGATGTCCTTCAACTCCTGGAAGGACTTGCTGCCTTCGCCGTCCCGGATGATGAACGATTCGTAGAACCACTGGTCCAGCGGCACCGGCACGTTGGTGGCCGTGGCGTCCTGGTGGGCCAGCACGGTCCCATCGACTTTGCGGCGGACCTTGAACTCGCCCGGCTTGCGGGTGTTCACCACGTCGCCGAACTTGGCGATCTCGTTCTCGAAATCGCGGTGGACGAGGTTGGCCATGACCATGTTCTCTTCGAGGATGGCCAGACCCTCCTGCGCCCACAACTCGGGGATGTAGGCGTCGAGATTGTTGTCGTAGCAAGCCACGAAAGGCTGGCTGAGGTAGAGACGATTCATCGTTGTTCTCCGAAACTGATGGGTTGATTCCGCTCGAAGGACCAGCGAGTCACGATGACCAGCCGGCTGCCCTAAGCGACATGCACCGACCCCTGAGAGGTTTCTAGCGGCGCTTGGGGGCCAATCCGAGCAATTCAGGGTTCTTCTCCCGGATTTCCCGATACTGCGTGGGCGTGAGCTTCCGCACGTCGATCTTGCCGCCTTGACCCGGCATGAGGCCGCCGGTGGCCGAACCCGATCCGATGCCCGAGACCACGCCGGAGCGGAACATATTGCCCCAAGTGTCCGGGTCGTCCTTCATCTTCTTCACCGCCTCCTCGGGCGTGTACGCCTTGGTCTCCGTCTCGCCGGTGGTCGGATTGACCGTCAGCATCTCGACCATCGGCTTGTACTTGCCGGTCAAGCGGCCGGTCTTGGGGTCCGTCTCCTCCAACATCTTCGTCTGCGAACGCAGTTGGGTGACGATTTGCGAGGGGCTGAACGCCTCGTGCCGGACGGCGGCGTCTTGCAGCGCCCGCTCGATGGTGGAATCGCGGAACAGCGTCTCGAAGAAGGACGCCTTCTTTTCCGACTCCTGCAACTTGCCGGCGTAGACCTCTTCGACCTGCTTCTTTTCCAGAAGAAGCTGCTCTTCCTTCGACCGCAGTTGGCCTTGGACCATCTCCAGGTTCGCTTTCAGGGCCTTCCGCTCCTGCTCGGTGAGACTCTGGCTGGCCAGCAAGTCCTGATATTGTTTCTCGGTCTTCTTCAGCGAGTCTTCCAGCTTGCGGCGGTCGGTGGCTACGATCCGGTTGACTTCATCCTGGGTGAACGTCTTGCCGGCGGCGGCAGCGGAAGCGGCCGAAGCGGCGGCATCGGCGGCGGCCTTGTCGGCGGCGGCCTTCGCGGCATCATCTTCACCCTCGAAACACGCGGACCACGGCCGGGACAGGTACAGAGACGTGAACATGCAATTCTTCCTTACACCCGACAGGAATTTCACAGAGCATCCGCCTATTCGGTATCAGCGGCGTCCGACCCGGCAGTGATCGCCGGTGAAAGGGAGCCAGGACACTCGCCTAGCTCATTCGTGACAAATGGAAGGCGTCCGAGTCTCGCAGGAACGGCATCAAGAGCCGCCAGGCGACGGAACTCGGCACCATGTTGATGATGTGCTCGATGGGCAGTTGCGCCCGCTCATAAGTCGTCTTAACCGTGCCGTAGCCCATCGCGCTGATGGCCAGGTTCTCCAGTTCCAGTTCGGGGTCTTTACCGTCCAGCAGGGCGTGGGCAATCTCGTAAGCAGCCACACGAATGGACTCCGGCACCTCCGTATCCGTGCCGCGCGGAAACTCCAAGGGCTGGCTCGCCTCGGCGGCCTGGATCACCGACGGGTCCACGCCGGAGGCGTCGGGGTCCGACGAGCCGCAGACCGTATAAACGCTCGCTTTGACCCCCTTGAAGTTCAGCGCGTCGATGGTCGCTCGGGCGGCGATCAGGGCCTTCTCGTGGTCGGCGTCCGATGCACCGCTCCAGGCCGTCTCGTGCAGGCGCTTCGAGAAGTACCCGTTCGCTTCGTCGAGCGTGCCGTAATAGGCCAAATTCAATGCCATGACGCCACCTCAGCAAGCGATCCACGAATAGTTCTGGTTCGCCGCCCCGCCCACGATGTAGACCTTGTTCAACTGGTCCACGTAGATCGGCGGAGAGACTTGACCGGCCGCGAGGATGAAGCCGTCGCTGGCGTTGGCCGCCGTGGTCCCAATCGAGATGATGCCCGAATTGGCCCCGTTGGCGCGGACGACCACGTACTTGTTGACTTCGCCGCCCACGTCCTGGCCCGGCGCGACAATGGCCACCGAGACCGCCGCGCCGCCGGCCTGGGCGACCGCCACGGCCACTGCATGGCCCGTGCCCGCAAGGTCCACGTCGGTCGCCGCCATCGTCGCCACGGGTTGCCCGGCCAAGGCACCCTTGAACTCCACGGTCCAAGGGCCACCGGCATCGCCGGTGACGCCCACGTTGCCGGTCCCCACGGAGGCAAGCGCCTCCAAAGCGGCTTGAACGTCCGTAGCGGCGGCGTTGTACGCGATGTTCACCGTCGTCTCGGCACCCAGGGAGAGGGTGAAGTGGCCGCCCGTGGCCGCAGTGACGGTCACAGTCTGCTTGGCGTTGGCGGCGGTCAGCTTGCTCGCATCGCCGACCATCGCCACCTGCGGCCGTCCGCCCTGGGCGTTCTTGAAGCTGACGGTCCACGGGCCGCCGGCGCTGCCCGACACGACGACGTTGCCGCTGCCGACCACCGCCTCCAAGGCCGTCTGCACGTCGGCTGCCGCCGCGTTGAAGGCAATCGCGGCCGTCACACCATCGGCCACGGCGAGGGCGAAAGTCCCTGCGCTGGCCGCCACCGTCACGGTTTGTTGGGCGTCCCCGCAGCCCAGCCGCACCACGTCGGTGCCGACCGTGCCGCTGCCGGTGCGAAAACTCGGCTGGGACTCACGAGCAACCTCAACTACGAACA